CTGTTCACGCAGTACGAAGACGCGGTGGTCGCTGCCCTCGAAGGCCAGACGGTCGGGGCCTGACGCGATGGCCGCCGCCTCCACCCCCACCCCCCGGTTCGGGTCCTTCCGCCAACGTTGCAGTGCGGGTAATTCGAACCGCCCTGTCGGACTGTTTCGCGGTGCTGCTAAGGGGGTTAACTGAATATGCAGTATGGGTTTATTGCTACTGTAGTGATAGCAAAAGGGGGTGCCGCGTGAAGGTGTTGCCCGTGCTGGACCAAGTGATTTCGCAGGCTGAGTTCGCGCAGATCATCGGCGTGAGCGAGGCGCGCGTGTCGCAGATGGTGAGCGAGGGCGTGATTGCGAAGGGCGACACCGCCGCCAACTGGCTGACCGCCTACTGCGAGCGCCTGCGCGACCAGGCTGCTGGCCGGCTGGGTGAGACCTACGGCCTCGACCTGGTGCAAGAGCGCGCCGCCCTGGCTCGCGAGCAGCGCGAGGGGCAGGCCATCAAGAATGCCGTGGCCCGCCGTGAGTTCGCCCCCGTGGGCCTGCTGGCCGATGTGCTGGGCCAGGCGGCCAGCGCGGTGGTCGGGAGGATCGACCAGCTGGAGGGCACGCTGCGCAAAGCCTGCCCGGATCTACCTGATGAAGCCAAAACGGCGGTGATGCAGGTGATCGCATCCGCGCGCAACGAGTGGATCCGCTCAACGGCAAAGCTGGTGTCGGACAGTGTGGATGCCATGTTGGCCGACGAAGCGCTCGATGATGAGCCCTACAGCGAGGGCGTGTCCCTGTGACCACCATGCTCACGCTGCACCCCGAGACGGCCGCCGCCATCAAGGCTGCAATCCGTATCGGGCTGGAGAGTTTGCGGGCTGAGCCGCCGCAGCGCATGGGCGACTGGGCGCCGGACAACTTCATCCTTGCAGGGGAGAGTAGTCACCAAAAGGGCGCATGGGTTGCCTGGTGCTTTCAAGTCGGCATTCTCGACTTCATGAGCGATGACCGCATCGAAGAATTGGACATGATGAAGGCCAAGCGGGTGGGCTACACCAAGATGATCACCTGCAAGATCACCTACAACATTGCCCACCGCCGCCGCAAAACCGCTCTGTACCAGCCCACGGACGATGACCGCGACAGCTACGTCAAAAGTGAAATCGACCCGCTGCTCGACCCAGTAAACGGAGTGCAGGCCATCAACAAGGCTCGCAAGCTCGGCAAGGGCCACGAAGAAACCATCAAGTACAAGGCCTTCCGGGATAGCGCTCTGCATTTGCTGGGCGGCAAGGCATCGCGTGCCTACCGCCGCATTACGGTGGACGAAGTCATCCTGGATGAGATAAGCAAGTTCGACCGCTCCATTGAGAAGTCCGGCCCTCCTCGTGGTCTGGCCCGTGGGCGCTTGGAGGGTGCGCCATACCCGAAGCTGATCTGCGGATCCACGCCGCTACTCAAAGGGCTGTGTCACATCGAGGACGCTGTCAACGAGGCAGAGGGCCTGGTGCGATTCCATATCGACTGCATCCACTGCGGCGTTGAGCACCCCTTGATTTGGGGCGCGATGAAGGTCGCCCACGGTTTCCATTGGACGCGCAGCCAGCCCGGTACCGTACATCACGTCTGCCCCCACTGCCGAAAGTCCATTTCCCAGGCTGACTACATGCCCGGCGGCGTGCCAGTGGGTGGGGCCTGGGTGTGTGAGCGCACCGGGAAGCGCTATGGCCGCGACCGGGTCTGGCGCGATAGCGCTGGCATGCCCTGCAACCCACCGCGCACGCTGGGCGTGCATGTGTGGACGGCCTACAGCCCGCAGCGCGCATGGTCCGACATAGTCGATGAATTCGAAAAAGCATCGAATGCACTGGAGGCGGGCGACACCGGCCCCATGCAGCTGTTCGTGAACGAAACCCTGGGCGAGACCTGGGAGCTGGCAGGCGAGCGCACCGACGAACACGCCCTGCAGGCCCGGGCCGAGCCGTACAAGCTGTGCACCGTGCCGCGCGGCGCGCTCATTCTTACGGCAGGGGTCGACGTGCAGCGCAACCGCTGGGAAATCACCGTCTATGGATGGGGCCGCGGCCTGGAGAGCTGGGTGGTGGATGTCGCTGTGCTTGAGGGTAATCCGGCGGTCGATGATGAATGGGGTGCCGTGCTGGACTACCTGCAGCGACGCTATCCGCAAGAGGCGGGGGGGCTGACCATGGGAATCAGCGCCACTAGCATCGACAGCTCTGACCAGACACAGGCCGTGTACAGCTGGGTGAGCAAAGCCCAACACATGCTCAAGAACCTCCGCGCCATCAAGGGTGACGGCGGCGAAGGGCCCATCCTTGGCGCCAGCAGCCTGCAAGAAATCAACTGGCGTGGGCGCAAGGTGGCGCGCGGCATCAAGCTGTGGCGCGTCGGTGTGGATTCGGCAAAAGACTTGTTGTTAGGCCAGCTTGCCATCGTGAAGCCCGGCCCTGGCTACGTGCACTTTTCCGACGAACTGCAGCGCGAGTTTTACGAACAGCTCACGGCCGAGCAGCGCGTGCTGGCCCGCGTCAACGGACGGGAGGCATACCGCTGGATCAAACGCCGCCCGCGCAATGAGCAGCTGGACAACCGCAACTACGCCATGCACGCCGCAATGGGGTTAGGGCTGCACAAGTACACCGATGCGCAGTGGGAGCGGTTGGAAGCAATGGTGCAGCCGCCAGCCGACCTTTTCAGCCTGCCGCAACACAAGCAAATAGAAGTCAAAACCGATGCTGTCGCCCGTGCAGCTGAGGCAACTAGCTATGCAGACGATAGCGCTTCAAACCTCAAGACAAACACCTTCAAAGGAAAGATCGCGCATGCAGCCACAGATGGATGGTCTTTTGACCGCAGAGACTGAGCGAATTGCCTCGCTGCCGCTCGACGACGAAGCCGCAACCTTGCGCGCAGACGTGCATTGCATCCTGCTCGAATGCCACCGTGACCGGCACTTCCTGGCGCTGCGCGACCAGGTGGCGCCCGAAGCGTTGGAGGTGCTGGCAGGCGCGCTGGCCACGCGGCTGGCCCCGCGTATCGGTGGGCGGTACGTGCCAAAGGGGCAGTACCGCGAGGGCTGGCAGATCCGCGAGCAGCGAGATGCAGCTGTGTGGCAGGCGTTCAATGGACGCAACCACCGGGAGGTGATGGGCCAGTTTGGTATCTCGCGCCGCCTGCTTTACTCCATCCTGTCCCGTCGTCGCAGGGTGGTGCAGGAATAGTGCAGCGTTTTTTAAGACGTTGCACAGCCATGCGGGCATCGTCGCCCCCATGGCATTCACATCTCAAGACCTCGCGGCGATCAACGCCGCCATCGCCAGTGGCGAGCTGACCATTCGTGCGGCAGACGGCAAGACCGTCACCCTGCGCACCATGGACGAACTGCTCAAGGCGCGTGACGTCATCCTGGCCGACATGCCCGCTGCAAGCTCTGCTGCGCGGCGGCCGTACCCGCGGCACCAGCTGGCCGACTTCTCAGACTGAGGGCGTCGCCATGGCAGCAAAGCACCCACAAAAGAACCTGGCCGACCGCGTGGTGGCGTGGCTTGCGCCTGGCGCAGCCGTGCGGCGCGCCCAGGCCCGCGCCATCCTTTCGTACTTCGAGGCCGCCCGCCCAGACCGCCAGCGCAAAGGCCGCCGCGCCACCGGCAGCGTCAATGACGACGTGCTGCGCGCCGGCAGCACCCTGCGCGAGGTTGCTCGCCACCTTGAGCAGAACTACGACCTGGCGCTGGGTGTGCTCAACACCCTGGTGGCCAACATCGTGGGCCCCAACGGCATCGGTATCGAGCCGCAGCCACGCAACGCAGACGGGAGCATCAACGACGATCTGGCGCGACAGATTCTGGACCTGTACAAGGACTGGCAGATCTGCCCAGAGGTCACTCGCCAGCACGACTGGCCCAGCGCCCAGCGCCTGCTGGCCCGCAGCTGGATGCGCGATGGCGAAGTGTTCTCGCAGATGCTGGCCGGCAACATGACCACGCTGAACCACGGGACCAAAGTGCCGTTCAGCCTGGAACTGCTTGAGGCCGACTACGTGCCGTTTCAGCTGCAGTCCAGCGCCCCGGCCACCATCTCGCAAGGCATTGAGACCAACGCGTGGGGTGCCCCCGTCGGCTATCACGTTCTGCTCGACGACCCTGCGGGCGGCAACAGTCTCTCGGGCCGCACCAAGCGCATCCCGGCCGACCGCATGCTGCACATCAAGAACGTGCACCGCATTCGCCAGCTGCGCGGCGTGTCGGTCTTCGCGTCGGTTCTCAACCGATTTGACGACCTCAAGGACTACGAAGAAAGCGAACGCATCGCCGCAAAGATCGCCGCCAGCATGGCCGCCTACATCAAGAAGGGCGCGCCCGATCTCTACAACCCGGACGGCACCGAAGACGACGCGCCACGCAGCATGAAGTTCCGGCCCGGCATGGTGTTTGATGACCTCAAGCCCGGTGAAGACATCGGGATGATCGACACCAACCGGCCCAACCCGAACCTTGAAACCTACCGAAGCGGCCAGATGAAGGCCATCGCGGCAGGCACCGGCCCCACGTTCAGCTCCATCGCGCGCACCTACGACGGCACCTACAGCGCGCAGCGGCAAGAGTTGGTCGAGGGCTACGCAGCCTATGCCACGCTCTCCAGTGAGTTCATCGGCCGCATCGTGCGCCCGGTGTATGAGCGGTTCATTGCCACCGCGGTGGCCAGCGGCGTGCTGCGTGTGCCTGCTGGTGTGGTGCTCGACACCGTGGATGACGCGGCCTACATGCCGCCCGCCATGCCGTGGATCGATCCCCGCAAAGAAGCCGAAGCCTGGGCACTGCTGGAAGACCGCGCCTACGCCAGCGGCCCCGAGATTGTGCGCAAGCGCGGCGGCAATCCCATTGAAACGCTGGAGCAGCAGGCCCGCTGGCGGCGCGAGAAAGAAAAGCACGGCATTCCACACAACGCCGCGCAGATCTTGCCCGCGGCGCCCGCCGTCAACACCGACGATGAAGAGACCCGGGCGGGCGCGCGTGCTGCAGCGATGGTGGCGGCGCAGCTGGGCGCCCCGCTCGCGGCTGTAGCGGCAGGCATGCAGGCTGCAGCCGCCAAAGAGCAGCCCGCCCCTGTGGTGAACATGGCCGCGCCTGTGGTCAACGTAGCGGGCACCCAGGTGCACAACCATCTTCCAGAGCAGCAGGCCCATGCCGCGCCCGTCATCAACATGGCCGCCCCGGTGGTCAATGTCGAGGCCGCCCAGGTGCACAACCACCTGCCCGAACAGCTGGCGCCGGTGGTCCATGTGCACAACGAATTGCAGGCCGCGCCCGCTGTGCAAAAGGTCGAAATCACGTCCATGCCCACGCGCGAGACCACCACCACGGTCACCCGCGACAGCAACGACAACATCCTCAAAACCACCCAGACAGAGCAAGACGCCTGATCCATAGGAGCACCCGACCATGTCCATGTCCAACGCCAGCGAAACCAAGCTGCTGTCCCTGCTGTTCAACAACACCGACTGGGCCAACCTGGGCGACGCGGCGGGCCTGCAAGGCAGCGCGGCCGCAGGGTCGTTTTACGTAGCGCTGCACACGGCAGACCCCGGCGACGCTGGCAACCAGGCCACCAGCGAGGCGGCCTACACCGGCTATGCGCGCGTTGCGGTGGCTCGCACCGCCGGTGGCTGGGCGGTGTCTGGCCCGCAGGTCTCCAACGCTGCCACAGTGCAGTTTGGCGAATGCACCGCTGGCAGTGCCTCTGCCACCCACTTCTCGGTGGGCCTGCTGGCGTCGGGCGCCGGCGAAATCTTGTACAGCGGTGCGCTGGGTGCCACGCGCGCCATCAGTGCGGGCATCACGCCGCTGTTCAACCCTGGCGCCTTGGTGGGCACGGTTGACTGACGCGGTGTCATTGATCGATGCCGATTCAGACACTTGGTGACCTGGCCGAAGCGTTCGAGGCCGGGCGCTGGCACATGCAGCGCTTTCAGAAAAACGCTGGCACCGCACACGCGCTGCAGTGGGCCGACCCGACCTTCGCCAGCGGGCAGCCAGCGTATGACGCGCACGTCGGTACCGCCATGGCATTCGCGCCCTGTGTGGCCCAAAAGAATGACGCCATCTATATGCCCGGCGTGGCTTCGGGCCAGCACCGCCACCTGACCAGCGCAACGTTCTGGAGCAACCAGGGCACCTTCAACGGCCCGGGCTCCATCGTCATATTTGACCTGCTGGGCTACTACCCGCTGATCGATGGCGACAGCACCGACCTGCAGGCAGCCGACAACACGATCACCTTGCCCCGGTACGAAACCGGCGAAGGCGTGGGGCTGGTCATGGTCAACCACGTAGCGCCCGCCATTGCAGGCGGTGTGGCCGTCATCAACTACACCGACAGCCAGGGTGCAGAGCAGACCGCAACGGTGGGTGTGCCCAACAGCGGGCAGAACCTGGTGTGCAGCGGTGCGCGCAGCACTGTGGATGCCGATGTAGGTCCCGTCACCCTGCCGCTTGCAAGCGGTACCACCGGCGTGCGCCGTGTCAACTCCATCCAGTACACCGCGCCACCTGGCGGGCTGCACTGCCTTTACCTCATCAAGCCGCTTGCCACCTGCCTCACCGGCGACAGCCTGGTTGCCGTAGAGAAAGAGTTTTTCAGCAAGAACGGCTGCCACTGCCCGCGCATCCATGACGGCGCCTGGCTGGGCTGGTTTGACCGCATCGGTGCGGGTACCGCCCGCAGTGTCTCGTGGTTCGGCAACTTCACTTTCGCTTGGGGATAACCACATGATTCAATCCATCGACCAACTCGTTGCGGCCATCAGCGCTGGGCAGACTACCCGTTACGACTGGAACAAGATCACCGGCGGCGCCGCCTACACGGCCGGCCGGTGGTACGACACATCCATGCTGGGCGCGCTGCCCGTAGCCAACGCGTGGGCCGGTACCGCGCTGAACTGGCGCAGTTGCAATGAAGCCGCGGGCAACGGCACGCAGATCTTCGGTATCCCGCATGGCGGCGATGTGTCGCCCAACAAAAAACATCTGCTCAACATGAATGCATGGAGCACGGCCGCCACCGGCGTGCCCGGCACGCTGATGCTGGTGGACTTGCAGGGCTACTGGCCTGGCATCAGCAACAACACCACCGCCGCCCAGGCCCTGCTGGGCACGCCCAGCTTGCGCTATGCCGGTGGTGCAGGGTGTCGCCTTTACTGGGTGCAGACCACGGGCGCAGGCGCTACTGCCCAAAACATGGCCATCAGCTACACCGACCAGGGCGGTGCCGCGGGCGCCGCTCTGCCGGTCGCCGTGTCCATGACGGCATCGGCCATTGCGGGGCACATCAGCCACGCGGGCGTCGCAGCCAACAACTACGGTCCATTTTTGCCGCTTGCCAACGGCGACACGGGCGTGCAGAACGTAGCCAGCGTCACGTTCAGCGCGGCCAACACGGGCGTGGGTGCGCTGTGCCTTGCCCGCCCCTTGGCGCAAATCACGTTGTCGGTGTCTGGCCTCATGACCGAAAAGGATCTGCTCAACCAGATACCCAGCCTGCCAGAAGTGAAGGATGGCGCTTGCCTGGTGTGGCTGTGGGGCGCGGGTGCGGCCACTGCCGCCGGCAGCACATTCGCCGGTGGCGTTGAGTTCGTTTACGGGTAACTGGCCGTGGCGCTCTATCCCAACGGCCGTTACCTGACCCGCTCGCCGGGGCGTCACTTTGGGTCCAGCGTGGGCTTGGAGGTGTATGCCCGGGCGCGCGGCGACCGCATCAACCGCCTGCTGGGCGAAAGCCATGCCAAGACTGCCAGCACACCCGACGGCTATGGCATGCAGGCCATGTGCCCACCGCTCACGGCGGGCAGCATGACTGCACTGCGGCCGGTGGTGCAGACGGCAGGCGCGGGCGACCTATTGAGCGGTGGGCCCATGGAGGGTGCTGCGCAGCTGGCCACGCTGCAGGGCGAGGGCGGTTTGTCGCTGGTAGTGGGCCTTTCGGCTACGGCATTGGTGTTGGGCATCAACGGCAACGGCGCCACCCTGTCGCTCACGATCGGGCTCGATGGCGTGGCCAGCGTCACCGTCAACGGCGTAGCAGCGTTGTCGATGACCGTGCCGGTGGACGGCTCTGCATCGCTGTGCAGCCTTGCGGCTGGGGCCGACCTGCGGGGCATATTGCGCATGGCTGGCGAGTGGACTCCCTACACCGACCTTTCCCCCCAGAGCATGGCGCAGGCCGTGCTGGCGGCGTTGCTTGCCGGGCCTGCCACGCCTGCCAACGTGCAGCAGATCAACAGCGCCCCGGTGGTCGGCACAGGCCAAAGCGGCGATATGTGGCGCGGGGCGTAGGCCATGGCTGGCGGCGCGTTCAACCCGCAGGCGTTTGATGCCGCGGCTTTCAGCGCCCAGGCATTCAGCACCCAAGAGCAAGCGCCCGGTGCGCTAGCTGGCACGTTCTACAGCAGCTTCTCTGGTACGGCAGACCTGGTGCTACTGGCGCGGCCCGTGATTGTGCCCCCAGCTGCGCAAGACGGCGGTGGCCGGGTGCGCGAAGACGCCCGGCGGCGTCACTTTCCGGCGCACCAGCCCGCCAAAGAGGCAGCCCGCAAACGCGCACGGCGCCAGGCCGACGAAGAGCTGCTGCTGGCTTTTTAGCCCGGGGCAAAAGTTGTGCAGCGTTTTTTAAGACTTTGCACACCCACCCCGGCAAATTCACCCCATCAACCAACAGGCACACCCATGGCAAAGTGGTACGAAATCAAAGCCCTCGCGCCCCAGGCCGCAGGCACTGACGAAGAAAAGACCGCCGAGGTCTACATCTACGGCAACATCGGCGACCGCTGGAACGAAGATGGCGTCGTCGCCAGTGAGCTGGTGCGCGACATTGCTGCGCTGGACGTGGGCACCATCCACCTGCGCATCAACAGCTATGGCGGCAGCGTGCCCGATGGCCTGGCCATCTACAACGCCCTGCGCCGCCACCGCGCCGCGGTCAACGTATACATCGACGGCGTGGCCATCAGCTGCGCCAGCTACATCGCCATGGCCGGCGACACCATCACCATGGCCAAAAACAGCCAGATGATGATCCACGCCCCCTGGTCGTACGCAGGCGGCAATGCGGTGGAGCTGCGCGAGCAGGCCGACATTCTCGACCGCTACGCCAAGGCCATGGCCAGCGCCTATGCCGACAAGAGCGGCAAAACCTACGAAGACGCCCTGGCCATCCTCACCGACGGCAAAGACCACTGGTTCCTGGCCGACGAAGCCCTGACCGAAGGCTTTGCCGACGCAGTGGGCGAAGAGATCTCTGTGGCCGCCTCGCTGGCAGGCAGCTTCGATCTTTCCCGATTCAACAAGCCAGGCGCGGCCCCCGCAGCCAGCCTGCGCGCACCTGTCTCGCAACCGGCTGCACCAGCAGTCACAACCATGGAGGCATCAATGCCCAATCCCGCCCCCGCAGCTGGTCAACCCGCTGCAACCCCCTTCGCTCGCACCAAGGAAGACAACGCCCAGGTGCTGGCCATGTTCAAACCCTTTGCCGCGCGCACCGAAATCTCTGCATTGCAGACCGAAGTGCTGGCAGACCCATCCCTGACCATCGAGCAAATCCAGGCGCGCCTGCTGACCGAGATGGGCAAGGGCGTCGAGCCTGCCAACCCCCAAGGCGCTTTTCCCAAGGTCGAAACGACTGAAGACGAAGCCGACAAGCGCATTGCTGCCGCGTCTGACGCACTGCTGGTGCGTTCCGGCGTGGCGGTCGATGCCAAGGTGCGCGCGTCCATGGCAGGCAACCCCTTCCGCGGCGCCAAGCTGCTGGACCTGGCTCGCGCGTCGCTGGATCGCCTGGGCGTCAAGACGCAGGGCATGAGCCAGCTCGAAGTCGTGGCCGCAGCCTTCACGCAGGGCACCAGCGACTTCCCCGTGCTGCTCGAAAACACCATGCACAAGTCGCTGCAGGCCAGCTACGCCCTGGCTGCATTGACGTGGAACCGCTTCTGCGCCACGGGCAGCGTGAGCGACTTCCGCGCGCACAACCGCTACCGCCTGGGCAGCTTCGGCAGCCTGGATGCCGTCAATGAACTGGGCGAGTTCATCAACAAGTCCATTCCCGACGGTGAAAAGGGCACCATCACGGCCGGCACCAAGGGCAACATCATCAACCTGAGCCGCACGGCCATCATCAACGATGACCTCAGCGCGTTCGTGGGCCTGGCCGGCATGCTGGGCCGCGCAGCTGCCCGCACGGTCGAGGTTGATGTGTATGCCCTGCTCGCGCTCAACAGCGGCGCAGGCCCCACCATGGGTGACGGCAAAGCCCTGTTCCACACGGACCACGGCAACATCACCACCGGCGCCGCCATCAGCATGGCCGCCCTGGACCTGGACCGCGTGGCCATGGCTTCGCAAAAGGACGTGTCGGGCAACGACTTCCTGGACCTGCGCCCAGACGTGCTTCTGGTGCCTATCGGCCTTGGCGGCACCGCACGCAGCATCAATGATGCGCAGTACGACCCCGACACCGCCAACAAGCTGCAAAAGCCCAACATCGTCAACGGCCTGTTCCGCGACATCGTGGACACGCCTCGCCTGTCCGGTACCCGCCGCTACCTGTTTGCAGACCCTGCCCAGGCGCCGGTGATCGAAGTTGCGTTCCTCGATGGCGTGCAAGAGCCCTACATCGAACTGCAGAACGGCTTCGACGTGGACGGCGCTCGCTACAAGGTCCGCCTGGACTACGGCGTGGGCGCTGTTGACTACCGCGGCGCAGTGACCAACGCAGGCGCCTGATAGGCATCTGAGAGGCGCACGCTGGCCGCCGTACGTGCGGCCAGCTCCCTGCAAACCCCACACCCCGAGGAATCATCATGGCAAAGAACTTCAAGCAGGATGGCGGCACGCTCATCCTTTCCCCCGCGGCTGCTGTCGCGTCCGGCACCGGCTACCTGTTCGGCACGGCCCTGTTCGGCATTGCGCTGACCGACGTAGCCAGCGGTACGCCTGGCCCGTTCGCTACCGAAGGCGTCTACGAGCTGCCCAAGACCAGCGCCCTCGCTATTGCAGTGGGCGACCGTGTGTACTGGGACCCGGCCGGCAAGGTGGTCAACAAGACCACGGCCAGCCAGGAGTGCATCGGCGTTGCCGTCGCCGCCGCAGCAAACCCCAGCCCCACAGTGCTGGTCAAGCTGGGCGTCTCGGTCATCGAAGGCGCCTGACCCTGATCCGGCTGCACTGCGATGAGCATCACCCCCTTCGCCGCCCTTGAAGCCCGCCTCAACCAGGCGGTGCAAACCCGCCTGGCCAACGTCAGCGTGGTGTACCAGAGCGGCGCCGCGTTTGGTGCCTTGCTCAGCCGGTCCCAGGCCGAACCCTTTGGCGGCGCCGTGGATGTGGCGGGCCTGTCCGTCGCCTACTGCGTGGTCAACACGCCAGGCATTGCAGAAGGCTCCGAGCTGATTCTCGATGGCATCCCGCACGTCGTTACCGGCCCGGTGCAGCCCGATGCGGGCGGGTGGGTCGAGCTCTCCGTGTACCCCAAGGCTTGACCCATGCTCGCCCTCAACACCCCCCTCAAGCTGCGCCTGTCCGCGCTGCCCCAGCTCACCGGCTGGGCTGTTCGCACGGGTGCCGAGGCCGTCAGCCGCGTCGAGGTGCCTGCGGTGGACGTGCGCTGCGGCAACGCAGCCATCAGCGACAGCAAGGCCGGCGCCGCCATGGTGCAGCCCGAATGGGCGGTCACGTTGATCGTGCGCCGCAGTGCTGAGGCTGCCGACCAGATCGATGCAGCTTTTGCCGCGGTGGTCGAGTGCCTGCACAACTGGGCGCCCGGCGAACACGGCGAACGTCGCTGGGAGCCGCTGCGCCTGGTGCGCGTGACCGAGCCGCAGTTTGCCGACGAGGGCCTGGTCGGCTGCGAGCTGTCTTTTGCCACTGGCGCCAAGTACGACGGCCAGGACTGAACCCACACCCCCCCCCATTTCATAGGAAAAAGCCATGCCATTGACCTACGCAAAAAACGAATACGCCATTCCCCGTGGCCGCGTGTTCTTCGACCCCTTTGATGCCAACGGCGCAAAGACCGGCGAGATCTCCATGGGCAACTGCCCCGGTGTGAACTTCTCGGTGGAAACCACGAAGGCCGAACACTTCAGCTCTGAAAAGGGCCTGCGCGAAAAAGACGCCGCTCTGGTGGTGGAAGTGAACCGCACCGGTCAGATTACCTGCGATAACTTCAGCCTGGACAACTTTGCGTTGTTCGTGTCGGGCACGAAGGAAACCCAGACCCAGACCAGCGGCGCAGTCACCGGCGAGACCTACAAGGTTTCGATTGGCCGCTACTACCAGCTGGGCGTGTCTGCCGGCGCCCCACAAGGCGTGCGCAACGTCACCGGCATCGTGGTCAAGAACGACGCAGGCACCACCACCTACGTGGCCGGCACCGACTACAACCTCGACGCCGACCTGGCCCGCATCCAGATCCTGGCGGGCGGCGCAATTGTGGAAGGCCAGAACGTCAAGGTGGACTACACCAAAACCGCCAAAACGTGGGACCGCGTCAAGTCCGGTTCCGTGTCTGAGCTTTCGGGCGCCCTGCGCATCGTGGCCGACAACGCCAGCGGCACCAACCGCGACTGGTACATGCCCAGCGTCACCCTCACGCCATCGGGCGAGCTGCCCATCGTGGCCGAAGGCACCGACTTCGTGCAGATGCAGTTCGACCTCGAAGTGCTGAAGTCGTCCAACGCCGAAGCCCTGTACGTGGACGGCCGCCCAGTCGCCTAACCCACCCGCCCACGGCGCCCAGCGCGCCGTGCGGCTCCGCGTGCCGCCTGTGATTTGGCGGCAGTCGAAGCCGCTGCATTGCCTGCAACCCCACCCGAGTACCGCCCGTGGCCATCAAACCCATTGAGATCCTGATTAACGCCAAAGACAACGCGTCTGCGGTGTTCAGTGGCCTGCAGGGCAAGGTGGCGGCGGTCGGTGCGGCCATCGCCACGTACTTCGGTGTCAACGCCTTTGCGGGCATGGTTCAGGGCGCTGCCGACTTCGAGCAGGGCATGAGCCGTGTGCAGGCCGCCACCGGCGCCAGCGCGGGCGAAATGGAAAAGCTGCGCAAGGCAGCTGAAGACGCGGGCGCAAACACCAAATTCACCAGCACCGAAGCCGCTGGCGCGCTGGAGAACCTGGCCAAGGCGGGCCTGAACGCCAACGAAGCCATTGCAGCGTTGCCTGCCGTGCTGCAGCTCGCCCAAGCGGGTGACATCGAACTGGCTCAAGCCAGCGAGTTTCTGACCAAAGCCGTGACCGGCATGGGGCTGGCCTTTGAGGATGCCGGCCGCGTGGCCGATGTACTGGCAAAAGGGGCCAATGCCACCAACACCAGCGTCACCGGCCTTGCCCAGGCGCTGAGCTTTGCCGCCCCTGTGGCCAACAGCCTGGGCCTGTCGCTTGAATCCACCGTGGCCATCATCGGCAAGTTTGCAGATGCGGGCATCGATGCCAGCCGGGCCGGTACCGCGCTGAACAGCATCCTGAGCCAGTTTGCAGATCCGGCCAGCAAGTTCCGCAACGAGCTGGCGGCGGCCGGGATCATCACGGGCGATTTTGAGCAGGCCCTGAAGCAGTTGGCCGCCGCTGGCCCTGGTGGCTCGCAGGCCATCAACTCGGTGGGAACTGAGGCCGGCCCAGCCCTGCGTGCGCTGCTCAACCAAGGCATCGGGTCGCTGACCGAGCTGACTGCCAAGCTGCGTGACGCCGAAGGCAGCGCCGCTGCTACCGCCAAGGTCATGCAGGACAACCTGAACGGTTCGTTCAATGGCCTGGCCAGTGCGTGGGACACCGTCAAGAACACCCTGGCCACGCCGGTGCTGCCGGTGCTCAAGGATGGTGTGGACCAACTGGCCGCCGCGTTCAAAAGCGCCGTGGCAGATGGCAGTGTGGGGCGGTTTGGCGAGGCCATTGCCACCGCCTTCAAGACCGGCATTCAGTTCGTCCGTGACTTCATCAGCACGGTCGATTTCACGGCCACCCTGCAGCGCCTGCAGGAATTTGCAGACGGCGCCAACCAGACGCTCACCAAGGTGGGCGAGTACGCCACCAACGCGGGCAACACCGTCAAGCTGGCCTATGGGGTCATGGCCGCCGGGGTCAATGGGGTGCTCACCGCCATCTATGGCATCGGATCTGTCTTTGCCGAGGTGGCCAGCAGCATCATGGAGGGCGTTGCCAAGCTGCGTGATGGTCTTGCATCGGTCACCTTCGGTGGGCTGTCGGAGTCGTTCAAGCTGGCGGCAGAGGACGCGCGCAACGCTGCGCAGGGCTTTGGTGATGCCGCGCAGGCCATGCGCGACAAGGCCACCGAGGCGCTGCAGGACACTGCCAACGCCGCCCAGCTTGCTCGCGACGGCTTCACCCGCCTGGCTGGCGCAACCAGCTCCAGCGAGTCGGCCACGGCCAGCTGGGCCAAGACGGTGGCGGCTGCCAACGCAGAGCTGGCGAAAACCGCCTCCAGCGCGGAATCAGCGGCAAAGGCCAGCGAGCGCAAGGCGCAAGCCGACCAATCGGCCAAGCAAGCTGCGGAGGCGCACCGGGCCGCCATTGCCGAGATGCGGGCAGAGTACGACAAGCTGATGGCCAGCCGAAACCTGCAGGCGGCAGCCGAAAAGCTCAATGAGATTGAAAAAGCGCTGAAGGGCGTAGGTTCTGCGGCGGGAAGCTCGGGGAAAGAGGCAGAGCGAGCCGCAGAGCAGATCAAGGCCGCGTTCGCACGCATGGGGATTGAAAGCAGCGCAAAGCTCAAAGAGACGGCGGACACTTTCAAGCGCGACTACGAGATCATCAAAAACGCCGGCACCAGTACCGCGCAAGACATCGGCGCCGCCTTCCAGGCCGCTGCAGAAAAAGCCATTGCTGCCAACAACGGCATCGCCCCTGCCTGGGTAGAAGCCGAGGCAGGCGTGCGCGGCTATGAGATCCAGGTCGATGCCGCTGGCAAAGCCACCCTCAAGCTGCGTGACAACCTTGACGCCGTGGGTGGCGCCAGCGGCCGCGTGGCGCAGGGCATGCAGCGCGAGTGGAGCGGTGTGGCCGGGGCCATCAACAATGCATCCCAGGCTGTGCAGGACTACCAGCGCCGTGTGCAGCAAAAGTATGGCCGCCCGGGCGAGGGTGACCCGAACGTCAACGAACGCGGCCGCCTCAGCAGCAACGGGCAAGAGCTGGCCCCGGGTGTGCAAGAGGTGGGCACGGGCGGCAGCCAGTTCCGCAACCGCGACGGCATGACCAGCGACGCCCAGGGCCGCACCCAGACCATGGGTGTGTGGACGCGCACCGCCATCATCGACTACCTCACGTCTTCCGGCCTTGATGAGCAGGTGGCACAAGCCCTGTCCAAGCAGTTCCTGGACTCCAGCGGCAACGTGCCCTACGCCGCCAGCGACGTGCAAAAGCGGTGGGCGGGCCGCTACGGCTCCCTGTCGGATGCGCTGGCCAAGATGGCCGAGTATTACCAGTTTGACGACCGCGGCCAGATGGAGGCCGCCCAGCTGGCCGAGTTCGAGCGCACGCGCCGCAACACCCCGCAGGCCGCGCAGCGCAACGCCCAGCAGCCGGGCGCCACCAGCGCGCCCGCAGCCCGCAGCAGCGGCGGCGGTACCACCGTCAACATCAACCTGAACGGCAGCACCAAGACCATCAACACCGATGCCGATGGCGCCCGCACGCTTGAGGAGCTGCTGCGCCAGCTTGCGGCGGGCAAGGCTGTTTCCTGACCACTATGCCCACTCCATACCACCTGCTCGACACGGTACAGCTGCCCCGGGGCCTCGTCTGGGTGGATGAATTCGCCTGGCGCCCGGTCGAATCGTCTACGGAATACACCCTGTCGGGCGCGCTGGTGATCGACAGCGCCACCCGCCTGGCGGGCCGCCCCATCACCCTGCAGGGCAGTGAAGACGCCGGCTGGCGGGGCATGACCCGCGCCGTGGTGCTGGCCGTGCAGGCGCTGGCCTCTGCCCCCGGTGCCACCTACGTGCTCACCCTGGCTGATGGTCGTAGTTTTGACGTGGCCTTCGCCCCAGAAAACCCCTTTGAGGCCCGGCCCCTGGCCCGCCCCGAGCTGCCTGATGCAGATCACCCCTACGTGGCCACGCTGCGCCTGATCGAAGTCTGACCCCACCGCACACCATGACCATCCTCTCCAGCAACATCCGCCTGCTCGAATCCGAGCGCATGACAGACACCAGCGACGGCGGCGGGCGGCGCACCAACCGCGTCATCCCCGATGGCGTGGCGGGCAACGTGTTCCCCAAGGTCTCGCGCGTTGATTCGGTGTATGGCCGCGTCAACCTGCGCAAGATCTACCCGCACATCAACACGGCTACGCTGGACGTGTACGCCGGGGCGCACTTCATCATCACCGACGCACCCGACAACGACCGCATCAGCGTGCTGGCGTTTTCGACGGACAGCGACTTCGACCTGCGGGCTGGTGCGCGCGACCGCATCGAGAGCTATGTGATTGCAGGGCCTGAAAGCCGGTCCACGCTGTACGGCCGCCAGCTCCAGGGCTCGCAGGCCATCCTGGTGTACCAGCGGCCCGAGGAGCCCTTGCCCGAAGTGGGCGACGTGTACGCCATCAGCAACGAGGTGGGCAGTGTGACCAGTGCCCAGCAATTCGTGCGCGTGCAAGACGTGGTGCACGAGGTGCGCACCTTTACCGACGAAGGCGGGGAGTTTCAGCGCCGCGTCATCACGCTCAAGATCGGCGCCCGGCTGCGGTACGAATTCACCGGCGTGACCAGCCCGAGCCGCTATTCATCGGCTGCGGCCGGCGCTCCGGGGCGCCTGCGCACCACCACGGTGGCTGATGCCGCGCGCTACCACGGCATCCAGCCCGTGCTGGGCGCTGTGGATGCAGGCTCGCTGGACCTGTCCTTGCTGTCGGTGTTCGGCGCCATCGTGCCCACCACGCTGCGCGAATCTGCCGTCAGCCTGGCCAGCGCTGCGGGTGCTTCGGCCTTGATCCCCAGCAGCAATGTGATGTTCCCTGCGGGTGGGCTTCGGTACCCGGTGGGCTACAACGTCACGGAAACCATCATTCGACTGCCCACGGCCGTCGCGCCCGGGCAGATCAGTTTCGCCGTTGAAGCTACGGGTGGAACCCTTGGGCCTGTTACGGCAGACCTCGAAGGCAATTTTCCTGATCTCAATGACCCATCGCTGGGCCCTTTCAATGCCACGGTGGACTACGAAACCGGTATCGTGCGCGTCACGCACTGGGCGCAGCTTTTTGTGGTCTTCCCGCAGCTGGTGCTGGCCTACAAGCCCGCCGCCCGCGTCAGCCAGGCAGCGCACACCAAAGACATCCCCGTCACGCTGGCCACGCGCGGCACCGTGTATTCGGTACCGCTGTTGCCCATTCCTGCACCAGGCACGCTGATCGTCGAGTACCGGGCGCAGGGCAAGTGGTACCGCCTGCGCGATGCCGGTATTGGCGAGCTGGCGGGGGATGATCCCGCCTACGGCACCGGCAATGTGGACTACGTGGGCGGCGGCGCCACGGTCACGCTGGGCGCGCTGCCCGATGTGGGCAGCAGCGTGCTGTTCTCATGGGGCAGCCCGACACATTTTCAGGTGCTGGCGGCCCAGCCAGACACCGGCTTTGAGATCGTCCTGGCGCCCGCTCCGGTCAAGCCTTCCACCGTCGAAATCACCTGGCTGGAAGGTGTGGTGCCCAAGACGGCCACCGACAACGGCAGCGGGCTGATCACCGGCGACGCCACGGGCACCATCGTGTACCAGACCGGCGCGCTTAAGCTGGTGCTGCCAAAGCCCATCGCGGGCACGGTCACCATTGACTACGACCGCGACACGCTGCCCACCAGCCAGCCGGGCTTCAACTTCGGCGGTGCAGTGGCGCCCCACACCGTGCGAGTGACGGGCGTGGGGGTCACGCTGCCAGATGGCTTGCCGTTCAACGGTGTGACGCTGGTGGACAACGGCGCGGGCGTGCTACAGCTGGCTGCTGGCGCTGCAGTGTCGGGCTACGTCGGCATGGCTGACTACTGGGTGCCGTCCGCACAATCGTTCGGCACGGTCAACTACGCCACGGGCGTTGTCACGGTGGCATCCACGGTGCCCGTGTCCAAGCTGCGCGCCTGGAACCCCGCAACGGCCAGCTGGGATGTGGCTGCCTCGGGCACTGCTGCGCTCAGCACGGCGGCGGCCACCTTCACGGCCACGCCCACGGCCACCACGCCCAGCGTGGTCGCCCAGACCAACACCGCCACCATCGGCAGCACCGGCACGGGCCTGTCGCTCAAGCTGGCCCCGCTCACGCCCATGGAGCTGGTGCCCGGCTCGCTCATGTTCGCCGCCTTCGGCAAAACGTACATCGACCGCAACGGCCTGCTGTACACAGATGTGTCCTACGCCACCGGCAGCGGCATGGTGGTGGGCTCGGTGGACTACACCACGGGCGAGATCACCCTGACCGACTACCCCAGTGCCACCACGGCGAATTTCGTAGTGATCGCGGCCCTGGGGCGCAAGGGCGAATTCACCTCAGACCAGGTGTTTTTCCGCACAGCGGGCAGTCCGCTGCGGCCTGCCAGCCTGTACGTGCAGTGCACGGCGGCAGACGGTGAGCTGCTCGCGGGCACGTCTGACCAGTCCGGCAACATCACGGGCGGCATGCTCGGCACGGTCGAGCAGACGATGGGCGTGGTGCGGGTCAACTTTGCCAAGCAGGTGCTGCCCGGCACATTGCGGTACAGCACGGTGGTGCTGAGCAATCTGCCGCTGGATGCCGACCAGCTGGGCCTGGACCCTGTCCGCCTGCCGTCTGATGGCCGCGTGCCCATCTTCCGCCCGGCCGACGTGGTGGTGTTGCACCACACTGCCGCGTACAACGCTGGCACGCCTGCAGCTGGCGCGGTCATCAACGTGGGGCGCACCAACCTGTCGGCCCTGTGGCTGGAAGATGCCAACCGCAAAAAGCTGGCCGACAGCATGTACGCCCCGGATCTTGCCGCGGGCACCGTCACCATGGCGGCCGACCTGAGCCTGACCGGATACGTGCCACCACTGTCGGCGCGGCACCGCATCGAGGAAATGGGCCTGCTCAGCGATGTGCAGATCAACGGGCAGGTCAGCCTGTCGGCCCAGCTGCTGCGCGCCTTCCCCTCGGGCAGCTACCTCAGCAGCGCGTTGCTCTACGGCGACCTGCAGGCCCGCGCCACCAACCTGTTCGACCAGCAGACCTGGAGCGGCGTGTGGCAGTCCACCGTCATCGGCAACGGTGCCACGGCCCAGTTCAACGACATCGACTACCCGGTGGAAGTGCTCAACAACGGGGCGGTCACTGAGCGCTGGCGCCTGAGCTTCACCACGCCGACCAGCTTCCAGATCATTGGCGAAAACCTGGGCGTCATCGCCACAGGCACCACTGGGGCAGACCTGCAGCCCGTCAACCCGCTCACCGGGCTGCCGTACTTCACCTTGCGCGCGGCCGGGTTCGGTGCTGGCTGGGCGGCTGGCAACCAGCTGCGCTTCGACACGATTTCTGCAGCGCCCCCCACCTGGCTGGCTCGCACGGTGCTGCCAGGCGCAGCGCTCACTGGCGACAGCTTCGACGCGCAGCTGCGCGGCGATGTGGACTGATTCAAACCCCATCAAGGCACACCACCATGCAACTCCGACTCATCCCCGCGCTGCGTAGCGCCATCGCCAACCTGTGGATCTCGTACTTTGACGCGGGCACGGGCCCGGCCATCATCGAGTTCTACACCGGCACCATCCCCACGGCGCTGGGCGACACGCTGACCACCCAGGTCAAGCTGGGCACGCTCACCTGCAGTGACCCTGCCGCCACACAGTCAGTGGGCGTCATCACCTTCGGCACCATCACGCAAGACAGCGGGGCAGATGCCAGCGGCACGGCCGCCTGGGCGTACATCAAGGACAGCACGGGTGCCATCGTCCAGGCGGTGGATGTGTCCAACGCCGCGGGCGACGGGCTCATCAAGGTCAACACCACCACCATCGTGGCGGGCGGGCCGATTCAGCTGACGTCGCTCACGATCACGGTGGGTGGGGCCTGAAGCCATGCCAGTTGTGCGTGACTTTGTGTTTGATGACGCGGGAAACCCTGCCGTCAGAAAGATCTACCTGCACAGGCGCGACACGGGCGAGCTCGTGGGCTCGGCGCAATCGAGCGATGGCTCTGCGTTCCCCATCCTGCACGGCGCTGCGCCCACGCTGCCTGACAACAACGCCACATTCAACGACGAAGGAACAGCGACCACGGGCTGGACGGCCTCCAATGCCACGCTGTCCGTGGCTTCGTCGTGGCTCAGGCAGACGAAATCCGCCGGCGGCTCCTCCAGCTCGATGAGCAAGACCATCGGAACCTTCACACCTTCCGGCCGTGACTGGATTCTGTATGGACGGTGCCGCGCCAGCACTGACGGCGTGGGCGTGGTGTGGATGCTCAACGGCTCGCAGGAAGTGTCGATCTGGTTCGGATCGTCCAACGCAGACACGGCGCTGACGCCCGGGGCGGTCTCGATCTGCGGCACCACATCATCGGGCGGTGTGCGCAACACCGCATCCTGCGGCAGCGGGTTCGCTTACAACACCGACCCAATTGACTTCGCCCTGCAGTACGACAGCAAGTTCGGGCAGTTGGCGTGCTGGTTCCGTGAGGCTGATGGGCGGTGGAAAATGCGGGCCCGCGTGCCGTGCGACTGGTTCAGCTCGACCAGTGTGCAGGTGCTCAATGCCACCGCTGCGCCCGCTGGCGCGTGGGTGGAGTTCGACCACCTGTCCCTTTGCAGGCCCAACATCGTGGCCATCGGTGACTCCATCTGCGAGGGCAAGACGCTTTTTGCTCCCAATCGCACCCTGGGCTTGACCAACGACGAAAGCAGCTGGCAGCGCCATGCCGTGCTGTTCCCTGCGGTCCGCAACAACCTGGTGGTCAACAAGGGGGTGGGCAGCCAGACCAGCGCGCAGATCCTGTCGCGCATTGCCGATGCCACTGGCGAAGCGCCGCGCATCGTGGTCTTGCACGCATCCAGCAACGACGAAGCCGCCGCCATCAGCCAGGCCACGCGCACGTCCAACATTCAGAGCACCCTGAACGCGATCACGGCCGCGGGGCAAAAGCCCATCCTGCTGAACGCCATGTACGGGTCGGCCACGGGTGGGGACAACACCCCGACGCCGGATCTGCGGGACTACATGACCACCTGGTGGTCCGTCAATGCGGATGCCCTGTCTGGCGATTACATGGCCATCGACATCATGGCGGCCATCATCGACGGCAGCGGCTTTATGCAAAGTGGCCTCACCCAGTCGGACGGCATCCACCCCACTGCGGCCGGCTACGCGGCCATTGGCGACCGCATCGAGCAAAGCCACGCGCCGCTGGAGGCGGGCGAATACGCCATTGCCACCAGTTACAGCGGGGCCTGCTACGCGGTGGCGTTGGACGATGATGCTGGCACGCAGTACAACGACCTGATCCTGGGCAGGGTGACGCCCGTATGAGCTACACACCGCCCGCCGGGGATGCGGCCCAGTTCTCGTGGGTGGGTGCAGTTGCCTACACGCCACCTGCGGCGGGCAGCGCGCCCTTTACTTGGGAGCCAGCGGGGGCCACTGGCACCGGTGCCGGTGTGTTGGCCTTCACGGGCGCCGGTGTCGCGCGGCATGGTATTGCAGGTGTTGGCGCGGGTGTGCTGGGCTTTACCGGCGCGGGCGTGGCAGAGCATGGCACCGTGGCGGTGGTGGGCGCTGGATCTGGCGAGCTTGGCTTTGCTGGGGCCGGTGATGCCCGCCACGGTGTGGCTGGCGCCGGTGCTGGCGTGCTGGGCTTTGCAGGTGCTGGCGCTGGTGCGCACGGCGTGGCCGGTACCGGATTGGGCGCCCTGGGCTTTGCAGGTGCTGGCGCTGGTGCGCACGGCGTGGCCGGTACCGGATTGGGCGCCCTGGGCTTTGC